TGTGAGGTTGCAAGAGCGAGAATTAAAGAATACCAACTAAACCAACAACAGTTAGAGATGGTGTTGGACGAACATTCAAAAAATTAAGTTTACATAAAAATAAATAATTATTATTACCGATGAAAACCCTCCAAAGTGAGGGTTTTTTATTGTTATGGATATTTATAAATAAAAGTTTTTATGTCTCGTTTAATAATATCAGAAGAAGAAGTTTTAAGAATTAAAAACCTATACCAAATTAATGAGCAGTTAGAAGAAATGGTATATTGGTATGAAGATAGTAGAAGTGCGGGTCAACCTATTTTTGATTATATTAGAAAATGGGAAAAATTTATACCTTATGTATACGATGATGGTGTATTCCCCACAGAACCTTATGACCCAAACAGTGGTAGACCTAAAGGAACTTTAACTATTGGTTATGGCACCACAAATCCAGATATTATTGAAAAATATTTAAATAAAATGAGTCAATCTGAGGCCAAGAGATTGTCCGCAATAGATATTAATGATGCTGCTAACTGCATAAAAAGATGGCAAGAAGATTTCGAGGACACTGATAAAAATCATAGAAGGTTAACTAAAGGTATGTATATGGCGATGATTGATATGGCATACAATATGGGTTGTAGTGGATTAAGAAATTCTTCAATTGTTAGTGATATTGAAAAAGGTGATTATAAAAGTGCTGCAAATAAAATAGAAAATGGTGATTGGGGTCATGATGAAAGAAGAGAAGAAACCCGAAAACTATTTTGTCAAAATAATATATGTTAATGAAAAAAATAATTAAAGAATCAGGATTAAGGAATATTAAGGCACTAGCCGAAAGATATCCAAAAGCCAAGATATACTTCCATCAGGATTTAGATGGAGTCACTACAGCGTTAGCGATGAAAAATTATTTGGAAAACAACGGAATTGAAGTTGTTGATACAGAAATCATTCAATATGGTGATAAAGAATTTGCTATAAAGAAACAAGAGGCTGAAGGTGATACAATGCCGGTCTTAGTAGACTTTGCTCACGGTAAACCGATGTTTGTGATTCATACTGACCACCACGATAGTCAGAGTGGTGTTGAAGGTGATACCGCAACATCTTTCAGACCTTCACGTTCTAATGTTGCAACAATATCACAGATATTATCACCAAAGGAAATATTCCCATCTGAGGATATAACACTTATTTCAACTGTTGATTCTGCAGATTTCGCAAGATTTGGACTTACTCCTGATGATATTATGAATTTTGTATTTAAAATTCAAAAGGATAAATCATTACAGAAAAATAAAATGGCTTTAGGTTTGGTTACCAACAAACTATTGTTGGCATATAAAAACAAACCAGGTTTCTTAGAAGAATTGGTGATGACATCAAACCCTTCACTATTAAACATTTTACAAAATATTAATAGAATCGCAGCTAAAAATGGATATGCACTTCCTGAAGAAATGGCTATGAATCAAAAAGATTATGTAGCAAAACAAAAAGAAAGTCAAAATGTTAAATTTGAAGATGGTATCATTATTCAATATGGTGGAGGTTCAATGTTTAAACCAGGTTCTTACGACAGATATACACCATTTAAAAATAATCCTGAGGCTGACTTCTTGGTTATTGCATGGCCAATGGGATTGGTTCAAGCTTCCTGTAATCCATTTAAGAAAGAGAGAGAACTAAAAGGTGTAAACTTAGGTGAAATAGCACAAGAGGTTTTGGCTAAGTGGGAATCACAATTAAAAGATAAAATTATACCACTATCAACAATTAAGTGGGTATCTGAAAGTAGTAAACAATTTGGTGATGAGTCTGTTGGTTTTACTAATTCAGATTTAGAAGCATTCTATGGTGATAAAGTTCGTTCTATTGATGGTGGTGAACAGTATATGGAAAAGTTAAAAGAAATTATGAACAAACCATATATGAAATTAACTGATGAAGAGTGGGCGATATTAGATAAGTTAGGAGTTCCGGCTTGGGAAATGATTCAGGCTAATTCAGGTGGTCATAAATGTATAACAAACATTTCTGCACTTAATTACTTTGGAAGGTCTAAAAGACCTCCTCAGGGTAAATATACATACAACAAAGATAAAGGAGATGCACCTTATGTTAAGTTTGCTAAAATGATTCAAAATGAGTTTGTTAGGATTCTAAAAGAAAAAATTAATGAGTCAAAAGGTTTAAATGAACAAAAAGAAGAAAAGATAGATGACCCTAAAAAGGCTGATATTGTAGACGATAATGTTACTAAATTTCTTAATACATTAAAAGATTTTGATGGTGAAGTTAGACAGCAAGAAAGTGGTGGATATGAATTTCAAAAAGTAGTTGAAACTTTTCAAATAGGTTTAGAATTGTTAGGTTATCATTTACCAAGATATGGTGTAGATGGTTTATTTGGTCCTGAAACTGCTGGTCAATTAAACAAGTTTAAAGATGATAATGAAATTGAATATAATAAACAAAAGAAAAGTACGTTTGACAAACAGAGTGCTGAAAAAATGCACGAACTATTAAAAGGTAAGAGTATTTCTTCTAAAGATATTGAAAAATATATTGACCAAGTTGTTGAGTTAGAAGAATATGAAGAAGAATTACAAAATTCTGGTGTGGACTCTTTAAGTGACAGTCAATTTATGAAATACTTTTTTGATGAGATATTTGATAAATTAGGGGTTAACAGAACTGAAGAAAAAGAGAAATTCTTTATGGCTTGGAGACAGGCTGAAAGTGGAACTGCTAAGTTTAATCCTTTTAACACAACTAAAACTATGAATGTTGATGGTGTTACGAATTATAACAGTGTTGGGGTTAAAAATTATCCTGATATGAGTACTGGTATTATGGCGACAGTTAAGACTTTAAAACTACCTTATTACGAAGATTTAATAGAAAAATTAAATGATGATAGTATTACTGCTGAAGAATTGGCAAGTACTGATGATTTAAATACGTGGGGAACAGGAGGATTAGTTTTAAAAGTTTTAAAACAACGAAACCTTAAACCAACACCAATTAAAAGAGATTAATATAATGAAAAGGAGACGTTGTCTCCTTTTTTTATGCGGTTTTCTTTACAGTAACCACCAGGTATTTCTAACACACAATCTCCAAATCCTTTATAAGAATCACAATCATTCATCATTTCACAGGGTTGACAGTTATGATGAATTTCAGTAATTTCATTTCCATCAATCATAATAATATCCAGAGGGATGATACAATTATACATCCAAAAAGATTGTTCACCTTTAGGTAGGAAAAACAACATACCGTTAAAAGTGTCATCAAAGTTTTTACCCATCATACCTTCTTGAATTGATTTTGATGTAGTGCAAAGTTTGACTTTAAAAATATTGTTTTCTATTATTACTTTCATACTTATAAATATTAAACAATAAGTAATATGAAAAGATACGCAGGAATTATAGTGAGATGTAATAATAAAGTCTTACTATGTAAAAGAAACTCAGATACATCATTACCAGGTCATTGGTCTTGTCCCGCTGGTAGTGTTGAAGATAATGAAGACCCAAAGGACGGGGCAATAAGAGAATTTATAGAGGAAACTGATTTACCTATAATTGGTGATATTGAGTTTGCTGCGATTGTCAAAAGAACTAATAGGGATGGTTCAGAGGTTAAGGGTCTACTTTATTGTTATTTGATGGATGTTGAAGAAGAAATATATCCAGACCTTGAAAATGCACCTGATGGTGATGAGCATACTGAGTGTGGGTATTTCGGTAAAGAAGATTTACCTGAACCGATGACAAAACAATTTAATAATCTATTAAATATAATTTTAAAATGAACAAACATCTAATTGATATGTTAATGAAATCTGCCGAAGCGGATAAGGCTAAAGCTTTGTTGTCTTTAGACCTACTTGGTAACAATGCTGTAGGTATTGGAGACCATTCAACTGACGATTTTTATAAAAATGCTGAAGAAGCATTAACTAAGTTAGTTGATGCGGACGATAGAATATCTGCGTTAAAAAGATATTTTATTGAAGAAAAATAAAAAAATATTACACAGGTAGTTGACAAAAAGAAATTTTTTTATACCTTTGTATAACTTTTCAGGGAAATAGATATATTTATATTTTACCCTACTGATAAAATCAGAAATTTTTTTTGAAAAGTACTTGACAGATTGAAAACTTTGTTGTAGATTTGTCAAACAATTTAGTTGAAAGACTAAAATGTTCTTTGAAATATAACTGTGTTGTTTACTCTAATTAGAAGAGTTTATAATGAACCGAGAAAATTAACCCCTTTCTTAAAAAAATATAAAGTAAACACACATCGGCGGTTTAGCGTCGTTAGATAACCCCAGTAATGGGACTAAAGGGATTGAAGCGGGATTAGTACACCGTGAACGTTCGCAGGACTTGATTCTTGACAACTAAACAAAGTAACTACGGTTAGAACCTTGAGGGCAACTGCTAAGAGGGTCTAATTACTCCGAATCCGTGGAATATCGGAGTTGAGGTGGAGACACCAATAGGAAAAGTTACAGGTGACGGTTCGACACTCACTGCTATGAGTTGTAGGGCTGGGTACCAGTCTGACGGGTTACCGAGAGGATTGACGCAAGTCTTAACTCAACGTAGTCCTGAAATGACCGTAAGTTTGCAGACTTACAGGATGGTGTGAAGCATTTTGTTCCCAAAAGGAACTGAACTTCTCCCGAAGCACATCGTCTTTTTTTCCACAGATGCTATTTTAATTAAGTATTAAAATGACAAGCAAAAGTTCTTCGGGCGTTGACAACGAAAGGTGTCTAAGACTTCGAGTCGTGAGACTAACGAAGTCATTGAACAGACCGCAAGTCTTTCAATGTCAATTGTAAAATACCTGGTGGGACGGCCATCCCTTAGTGAGTTCGCAAGACTTAACAGAGTAGATTAACAGTTGAGTAGTTGTTAACGATAAGAGTGGTTCACTCAAATAACCGACACTGACTCGATACCATTGGCAACTATGGTGGATAAGTGAGGAACCGAATAACAGGATAATCTCACAAAAGATGGGTCACATAAACGTATAATCTCAGCGTTTTATAACACATATACCTTCCTTAACCTCAGTTTTAGCCGACTGAGGTTTTTTTATGCTTATATTTTGTATTTAAATTTTTATTTTGTATATTTGTTCAAAAGAAAAAATATTATGGAAGCAATTATCACAATTATCGCATTAGGTTTATTAGTAACGTTTGTTGGTCAACTTTTCAAAGGGGTTGATAACATTTTCACTGTTTTCGGTAGAGTCGCTGGATGGGTATTCGGAATAGTTATTATTTTGTTTTTTATTAAGGTATTTTTATTTGGTTAATTATAAAATAATCCGTATATTTGAATTATGAAAAAAGGAGATAAAATAATAGACACTAGAGATTACTCAGTTCATATTGTTGAATGTGTTGATGTATATGACACCGTAAAATTAGTTTTTACTGAGGAAAAAAAATATATTCCAACAGACTTTATTCGGGATATGACATTGAGCGAGCAAATTGAAATGAGTTTAATT